GCGTCCCAGTCAAGCAGTATTATGGAGCCCTCAATACTCTGATTCAATCCAGCGTACATTATATAAACTACTTTGATCATAACGAGCCTGAAATCGGAATCACAACGACGCCGTCTGAAGTTTGCCGCATTAGAACTTTGGGTATGGTGGATATGCAGAAACTTCAAGAAAAATGGTTTTTTGAGCTTGACATTGCCCGCGAGGTGTGTTATTATTTATGTATAAATGAGGAAAAACTTGCTAAAGATGGCTCACTACACAAGCGATACGTTGACATTCTTAAAGAAAAGCCGAGAAACGCTTTCAGAAATGTATCATATGCTATTTATGAGACGCCCTCGGGCAGAGACTTTGGCTTTTGCGTGGCCAGAACGAACGCAATACAAGAAAACGCTTGACAGGCTAAGTCGAGTGTGTTACATTAGGTACTAAGGAACGCTTAGTATACTATATTTTATCTAAAAACAAAAAGGAGAAATAGATAATGACAATTGATATGGAACTCATGCGGCGCAAGCTCGCATCCCTTCGCGGAGAAGGAAATAAGGACGGAGCAAACTCTGTCTGGTTTAGGCCCGATGAGGGCGACACTGATATTCGGATCGTGCCGAGCAACGACGGCGATCCGTTGAAGGAAATGTTTTTCCACTACAACGTAGGAAATCACAAGGGAGGCGTGCTTTGTCCAAAGCGCAACTTTGGAGAGAACTGCCCGATTTGTGAATTTGCTTCCTCACTATGGCGAGAGGGAGTTGACAACAACGACGAGGAGAGCAAGAAGCTCGCCAAGTCCCTTTTCGTTCGCACCCGCTACTTCTCACCAGTTGTAGTACGTGGCCGCGAAGATGAAGGGATTAAAGTATACGGCTACGGTAAGACCGCATACGAATTGCTTCTTGGTTACATCCTCGATCCGGAGTATGGCGACATCACAGATGCTGATGAAGGCACCGACATTACTCTGACATACACAAAGCCCACTAAACCGGGTGCCTATCCCCAGACGAGTCTAAAGATGCGTCGCAATACGTCTACTCTGTTAGGCGACCCTGAAGCGATCCCTGCCCTACTTGATCGCATGCCGGATTTTGATTCCCTTTGGGATCGTCTTAGTCCTGCTCAGGTTGATGCTATTCTCGATGAACAGCTTTCCAACGATGGTTCCGCCGAAAGTCGTTCATCTGAGACCGCCAAGTACGGTCCCGCCAACGGTAAGAGCGATGTTGACCGTGCGTTCGATGAACTAATGAGCGGCTAATATAAGTAGACCCCATGGGGGCCGATGGCAGACCGGTGTAAAAAATAGTCTGCCCCATTTTTTAAACTGTCGCGATCAATAGATTGCGCAAGGCCGTTGATACCCGGGCCACAAAACTAGGGTGCCACATCACACACACACAGGAGAAAACATGAGTGATAATAACCGCAACGGATATGAGATCCGCCAAGGCTTGCTAGGACAAGCACAATCAATCCTAGAACAGAATGCTCACATGGAATTTGAGCAAACGAAGAGGTGGCCAAAGGTCACCACTGAACAAGTAATCGTAGAGGCTGAAAAGCTTTATGCGTTTGTTCAAAAGAAATAGTGAATAGCCGCTGGCAGACCGGTTAAAGTCTGCCATCATTTTACAATAATTTACACAGGAAAATATATGAATAAGGTAGCACACATTAACCCGAAAGGGGTGGATACCCGCTGGGGCATCGGTACCGTAAGTAATAACATTATTGATCATTGTTTACGCGACGCGTCATCAGCCGCTGAAGAGTATGCTAAAGCTAGTGCATATCTTGTTGAGGACATGGGACTTGAGCCGGTCTATGTTGCGGACTTTGATTACGCCGCGTATGACAATTGGGCACCTAAAAATACTCCCTTGTTGATAGAAGCTCAGTCTCGGGCCGGCGGACTTAAGGTCGACAAAAGCAAGGAATATAAAACCCGCTTTGACAAGGGCGAAACGATCAAAAATCCCCCCATTCACTTTTGGACCGGCGAATACACAATCACGGCCATTGGGCACACTCGCACCGATGCAAAGCAAAAATCTAAGAACCCAGCTGGTCCCAGTATCTTTGTTGATGTTGAGCATATGTCTTCAATAGCCCAGCGGGCTATTATTCTTCAAACAGCTACGTATGGCAATAAAGAAACAAAGGACGACAAGAACGTAGATTCCATGGAAGATGCATCTGGGCAAGCGAGGGCATATTGGAACATTGTAATGGATCTGAATCCACAGGTAGATGCATCTGAAATCGCTCTGCAGACACATTTAGGTTTGCGCTCTGGGTATGACGCGCTAGATACCGAGGAAGAGAAAGAAGAATATCGCGAACAGTGGCACACAAGCTGGATGGAAAAAGAATTTAAATACTCTTTTCTGCGTTCAACCGAGCGCACCAAGATTTATAAGCTAGCGTTTGAAGAGGGGTTGTATATGCCACTCAAAGAAGATCAGTGGACTAGTGATGAGAAGGCAGAGGTTTATGAAAGCTGCTGGCCCAAGAGCGAATGGGATCCCGATACTTGGTCTATCAAAGAAGATGCTGTGTCTCCTGTCCATCAATTTGAGGTTGGTTTTGCAACCCATGATCGCAACTATCGACGCATTATTGAAGACCTTGAATGGTCACGCAAAGTAGTAGATTCTTACAGCGTTGAGGTTATGATCTTTGGAAATCCAAAGGTAATGCTACCGTCAACCAGAGAAAAGAAGATCGAGACCCATATTAAAAAGTTGACCGCGCTAAACCTACATGCAAAGCGGTCCAAATGGGGTCTCCCGCTGCACACCAAGGTGGTCTTCCTGCAGGGATTAATCACCGAGGAAGACCACAGCTGCGGATATGAATGGAACGTTCAAACCAAGCAATTCGATAAGGTTTAAAAGGAGGATACATGGCTAGAAAAACCAAAGAACCCAAAGCAGGTCGAGTAAACATGCAAGACCTATTGAAGTTAGTCAATAAGAAGGCCGGCAGAAATGTCGCACATGATTTGACTGGCGATAACCCTACTGAAGTTAAGGAGTGGATCCCAACCGGCTCGCGCTGGCTTGACTCTATTATCAGTAAAGGTCAGGTTAGTGGAATACCCGTTGGGAAGGTGACGGAAATCGCCGGGTTGGAATCTACAGGGAAATCTTATATGGCAGCGCAAGTAGCGGCAAACGCCCAGAAACAGGGCAAGATGGTTGTATATTTTGATTCGGAGTCTGCCATTGACCCGGCATTTTTGGAGCGCTCTGGGTGCGACCTTACACGATTAATGTACATCCAAGCATCCTCTGTCGAGTTTGTCTTGGAGACGATTGAAGAATTGCTGGGTGCGACAGACGAACAGTTTCTGTTTGTGTGGGATTCCCTTGCGTTCACGCCGTCTGTTTCGGACGTTGAGGGTGACTTCAATCCGCAATCATCGATGGCTGTGAAAGCTCGCATTCTGGCTAAAGGAATGTCCAAGCTTGTTATCCCGATTGCAGACAAGAAGGCCACGCTGTTGGTGCTCAACCAGCTTAAGACAAACATTCCCCAAGGCCCCAATGCGCGGATTATAGCAATGACAACCCCCTACACCACACCCGGCGGCAAGGCTATGCATTATTCATATTCCCTACGCATCTGGCTAACCGGCCGTAAGGCTAAGTCGGCATTCATCGAGGATGAAAAGGGGTTTCGGATTGGTTCCGAGGTGAAATGTAGACTTGAGAAGTCACGCTTTGGAACACAAGGAAGATCGTGCGCCTTCAGGATTTTGTGGGGTACTGACGAGATTGGTATCCGAGACGAGGAAAGCTGGTTCGATGCTATCAAGGGTTCAGAATGTTTAACCTCTGCCGGCGCATGGTATACCCTGACAATGCCAGATGGATACACCAAGAAATTTCAGCCGTCTAAATGGACACAAATAATTACATCTGATAATGAATTTAAAGAGCACGTCGTGCGTCTAATGGATGAGGAGATTGTACAGAAGTTTCATCGTCGGGAAGGAAGCGCTGATGCTTTCTATGCTGACCCTGAAGACTTAACGGTCCCCCTAAACGAATAACGTTGGGTACCCGGCTGCAGAATCTGAAAATAGTTGTTGACTTTAACCCCCTGATCGGCTATACTAATAATCGATCAGGGGGTTTTTTGATGAAAAAGCTCACTTCGCAACATGCGAAAACAGAAACACCAACTTGGTGGAGGATATAAATAATGAAAAGAGTACTAATTTTTGATGCGCTAAACGCATACTTGAGGGCATACATCGTAGACCCGTCGCTGTCATCTAACGGGCAACCAATTGGCGGCATCAAGGGGTTTATAAAGATTCTTCAGAAGCACGTTCGCGAGGCCAACCCCGATAATATTATTGTGTGCTGGGACGGTCCTAACGGATCTGCGAAACGCAAGATTATGGACAAGAATTATAAGGCCGGCCGAAAGCCGCTGCGCTTGAACAGAGCATTCAACAACCTTACCGAGAGCGAAGTACAAGAAAACAAAACTTGGCAGCAAGTGCGAGCAATGGAATACCTTAATCAGATGCCTATCGTTCAGACTATTATCCCAGAGATTGAAGCGGATGATGTTATTGCATACCTGACGCAGATGGAACATTATAAAGGCTGGCAAAAGATTATCGTATCCAACGATAAGGATTTTATGCAGCTTTGCGATGATGAGACGGTCTTATATCGCCCTACTCAAAAAGAGGTTCTCAACAAGCAGAGGATCGTGGACCAAACGGGAGTCCATCCCACCAACATGGCGTTGGCCCGCGCAATCATTGGCGACGCCTCTGATAACTTGCCGGGCATCCGCGGCGCCGGGTTTGCGACGGTAGCAAAAAGGCTTAATTTTTTATCTGCTGAGAAAACCTATACAATCCAAGAGGTTATCGATTTTTGTAAAAAAACTAACAGTAAAATAAAGTTCTTTTCTAATATTGTAGAGGGAAAGGAAATCATTGAGCATAATTATAAAATGATGCAGCTATACGCACCCCAGATGTCAATCCAGTCAAAAATGGTGGTTAAAAACGCTATACAGAACTTCGAATGCACCTTCAACAAGACTGAGATCATTGGGATGATGAGAGAAGACGGCTTCGGCGAATTAAATTGGGAAGATTTACGCACCAATTTGAATAGGATCATGTATAATTGTACACAAGAAGGTTGATACACCACTCACCAGTGTTGTATAATAAATTATTAAGAGGGGCAAGATGATAGCAACGGCGGAAAACGTTAACTTTAGTAGATATGGCAAAGCATTCCAAGAGGGACTAGTACAACTAATCTTCGAAGATAGGCCCTTTGCCGATCAAATTACAGAAGTTCTAGATATAAACTTTTTAGACCTGCAGTACCTACGCGTATTTGTGCACAAGATAGTAACCTACCGTGCTAAATACAACAAGCACCCGTCCGTTGAGGCCATGATAACAATTGTCCAAACGGACATTGGGCATGAAGACGAGGTAGTGCAGAAGCAACTACGAGAGTACTTCCATCGTATTCACAACCGCGAGTTGAGCGATATTGAGTATATCAAAGAGCAGTCTTTAGACTTTTGCCGGAAGCAGAAGCTCAAGGAAGCAATGCTAAAGTCGGTAGGCCTTCTTCAGAACTGTTCTTTTGATGAGATTTCTAGTGTTATCAACGACGCGTTGAAGCTGGGTTCCGAAAATAATTTTGGCTATGACTACCTCGCTGATTTTGAAAAGCGATTTGTACCAAAACATCGTCGTCCCGTAGGCACTGGGTGGGCGGATATAGACACGATCACGGGCGGCGGATTGGGCAAGAGTGAGCTTGGCGTGGTTATCGCACCAACCGGCGCCGGAAAATCTATGGTTCTTGTACACCTTGGCACCGAGGCGATGCGTGAAGGGAAGGTAGTGGTGCACTATACCCTAGAGTTACAAGACACAGTGATCGCCAATAGGTATGATAGTTGCCTGACGGGCTACCCCTTATCTGATATTATTAACTTTAAGGAAGAAATATATGAGGAAGTCAAGAACCTCGATGGCTCGCTAATTATTAAAGAATACCCTACCAAGTCTGCGTCGACGAATACGATTCGTGCGCACCTATCCCGCCTCGTTAAGAGAGGGATCAAGCCGGGTATGATTATTGTAGACTATGGAGATCTGTTGCGCCCCGTCACCGTTAGAAAAGAGAAGAGGAACGAATTAGAATCGATCTATGAGGAACTGCGCGCAATTTCAACAGAGTTTCAATGCCCCATCTGGACGGCATCGCAAACGAATCGTTCTGGTTTAAATGCCGAAGTAATTACGATGGAACAAATCTCGGAAGCCTTTAACAAGTGTTTCGTTGCCGATTTCATTTTCTCAGTCTCTCGCACCATCGAAGACAAACAAAAGAATATAGGGAAAATCTTCATAGCCAAGAATCGAAACGGCCCTGACGGAATAATTTATCCTATCCACATGGACACATCCAATGTCGGAATTAAGATGCTGCCACCGAACAATCCCCACATACAGAATGGGAAGGTGCCACTTAATCCAGTAACCTTGGACTCGTCAATGCAGCGAGACTTGCTGAAGGAAAAATACGACAAGCTTAGAAAGAAGGGGAAATAGAGAGTTTTATGAGAACATTAGAAAACATTCGCAGATTCAGATTATCAGACACATTCATTGAGCCGTATAAGAGTCAAGAGGTGCCTTGGGGCCCACTCGGATACGTGACATTTAAGCGCACTTACTCACGCCGTCTAAGCGAGTTTGATCCAGACGCCACAGGCTCGGAGGAGTGGTGGCAAACATGTCGCCGCGTCATCGAGGGCATGTTTAATATGCAAAAGCAGCATGTATTCATGCTGGGTTTAGAGTGGATCGACGGGAAGGCACAGGACACCGCGAAGGAGGCTTATGAGCGCTTGTTTAACTTGAAGTGGACACCGCCCGGCCGCGGCCTCTGGATGATGGGGACCAAGTTTGTTGAGGAGCGTACTGCCGCTGGCCTCTTTAACTGTGCCTTTCGTTCAACGCGAGATCTCTCCACCAAGGGAGGCTACTTGTTTGCATGGATGATGGACGCACTAATGGTGGGCATTGGAGTTGGCTTCGACACCGAAGGCGCCGGGAGTATTACTATCCGCGAGCCAGAGTACACTAAGGACATCCACGTGATCGATGACTCCCGTGAGGGGTGGGTAAATTCGGTCCATATGTTGCTGGACGGATTTTTTTTCGGCCAAAAAATTCCCAGATTTGACTATTCTGCGATTCGCCCCGAAGGGGCCCTCATCCACGGTTTCGGAGGCACGTCAAGCGGCGCCGGCCCCCTTAAAGAGTTGCATAAAAACCTCACCGACATGTATTCTGATAAGCTCGGCGAGCCGATCACCTCGGTGGATATTGTAGATACAGAAAACTTGATTGGCCGCTGCGTTGTGGCTGGAAACGTACGTCGTTCTGCTGCGCTGGCCATGGGCCACTACGAAGACCGCCTGTATCTTGAAATGAAGAACGATCAGGAGAAGCTATATCACCACCGCTGGGGCTCTAACAACTCTTTTAACGCCAAGGTGGGCATGGATTACACATGGCATGCCGAACAGAGCAAGAACAATGGCGAACCCGGCTATATTTGGCTGGAAAATGCGCGAACCCGCGGCCGCTTCAAAGATGGCGAAAGGTTTGATGACCTCAATGTAGCCGGGTTCAACCCGTGTGTGGAACAGCAATTAGAGGACGCTGAGCTTTGCTGCTTGGTCGAGACATTCCCTGCAAAACACGATAGCTATGAAGACTACCAGCGTACGTTAAAGATCGCCTATCTCTATGGCAAAACCATTACACTCTCCAATACTCACTGGCCAGAGACGAACGCCAAGATGCTCAAGAACCGACGCATTGGGCTGTCTCAATCTGGGGTTGTTCAGGCGTTCAATAAGTTTGGCCGCCGAGAAATGTACCAGTGGTGTGATCGGGCTTACGACTATGTGCAATCGTTGGACGAAGAGTACTCCAATTGGCTGTGCATCCCCAAATCAGTCCGGACCACCTCGATCAAGCCCTCGGGCACCGTATCCCTTTTAAATGGCTCAACGCCGGGGATCCATTTCCCAGAGAACGAGTATTATATCCGCAGGATTAGATTCGGCAAGGACTCTAAGTTAATACCCACTTTGCGTGATGCAGGCTATACCATCGAAGAAGACAAATACTCTCCCAACACTCTTTGTGTGGAGTTCCCAGTACAAGAGCCGTATTACCAGAAGGGGAAAAAGGCCGTGTCTATATGGGAGCAGCTAGAGATCGCCGCCCAATACCAACACTACTGGGCAGACAATTCTGTCTCTGTCACAGTTACATTTAATGCTGATGAGGCATCACAACTCAAGAGTGCGCTGGAGATGTACGAGACTCGACTGAAGGCGGTTTCCTTCTTGAAGTATGAGGAGACTGGCTACGACCAAGCGCCATATGAACCCATCACGAAGGAAGAATATGAAAAAAGAATTAAGCTGGTGTCCCCCATTCATCGTTTCGATTTTGATGAAGGTGGCGTTGGCAGCAAATTTTGTACAAATGACACATGTACCATTTAACGAGAGGTAAAAATGAATTTTAATCACCTGCTGGATGAACGCCGGCAGAGAACACGTTGTCGTGGAAATAGTAAGGAATGCTACTGGCTTCCAGTTGGCGATGGTACAGCCACCGCTGGCAGAAACATCAGCGTCACGATGTATTGTAAAAAGTGTGAAGCACGCGAATCTGTTTTTCTGACTGAGGATGAATACGGGATGCATCGCAAATTAATCGAAAAGGAGATAGGAAATGTTTAGGCCAGTTAACAGATATATACAGATAGAAGTAGAGGCCACAGAGGCCACAGGAGCCACCTCGGGAATAGTGCTCCCGGAAGATTATGCCCCAGCAAAAGAGAAATATGCCTCAGCCCGTGTGGTTAGCTGGGCACCCGATGTTAGGTTCGATAGTTCGCTGAGGGTTGATACTAAATTGGTTATTGATCAAAGCATGACAGAAGAAATTCAGATAAATAATGAGAAGATTACTGTGATTCTAGATAATTACGTAGTGGGAATCATTTAGAAGGAACCAAAAACAAATGGATAAAGACTTTTACAATCAGTCATCTGCAACACAACTGGGGTGGAATCCATCGTGGTTTGGTGAAAGACACTTTGATGACAAATTAGTACGTGCAGTCAAGAAATGGCAGAAGGCACATGGCTTAACCGGCGATGGCCTTTGTGGCCCGGCCACGTTCCGTCGTATCTGGACGGAAAGACAGTCAGAGATCGACGAGCACAAGCCGCACGACTGCCAATACTCTAACTATCTGGTTTATAACAGCAGCTTTGTTCCTATTGAATGGGACAAGGTTGTGTTATGGTCAGAGAAGGGAGGCTTAGCAGCTAAAGCTGGCAACTACTATGACTATTCAGGCCGGCCAAAACGAGGAATTAGGCTGTTTGTGAATCACTGGGATGTGTGTCTTAGCTCACATGCATGCAATAGTGTTCTTAATCGCCGCGGCATCTCCGTACACTTCTTAATTGATAACGATGGAACGATTTATCAGACCATGGACATGCAACATGGTGCATGGCATGCCGGCACCAGTCGCGTGAACCGATCGTCAGTGGGTGTAGAAATTTCAAACGCCTATTACCCCAAGTACCAAGATTGGTACGCCAGAAACGGCCATGGAGAAAGGCCCCTGATCAAAGATGTGTGGGTACACGGGACCAAGCTAGATCCGTTCATGGACTTTTATCCAGTCCAGATTGAAGCGGCAAAGGCACTGTGGAAAGCCATTGAATCAGTCACGAATGTAGAGATGCAGACGCCACTGGGCCAGTTTGGTAAGACTTCTACAAAATATGTCCAAGACGTAGTATACGGGAAGTACCAAGGAATAGTCAGTCACTATCACTGTAGTAAACGAAAGATAGACTGCGCCGGCTTAGATATCCACGAGCTAATTCAAGACATCGAGAACGAAGATAATACTTAGCTACGACAAGATAGTGATTGGCAGTTCGCTTGAAGCTTTAATGTTTGCTTTCAATAATCAATTGCCAGTTTTCTTTTCTGAGGTCAATCGACCCTTTCGGTTTGACTTTGTCGATCCGTCGCTGGACCTGTCTGCTCTAAATTTGGAGAACACCGAGAGAACTTTAAAGACAATTGGTGGTGAGATGAAAGTTGGAATCCCAAAAGAAATACTCTGGGAACGGCTCATGTTCATTCTTTCATATTTTGGGCAAGCACCCGTTGCCAGCATGTGTAAGTCGATGCGCTACACGGGAACCACCATTGTCTGTTCAGATGAATATTCAAAAATCGCAGAAATTAACTTCAATCATTGCTATTACTTTGGTGACAAAAACTGTCACAAGCTTTTAAATCAAAAGCCTATTGACACACGCGCCTATATATGTTATGATTGGATAGCATTCAATCGAGGAGGAAAACACGATGTTGACTTCATTAAAACTAAGGATGATTTCGTGGGGGCCATATGGTTCTACTCTTCTGATAGAATTGATGGCAATAGCCCTGTTAAAGATGCTTGTGTTGTATCATGCCTGACGGCTGAGCAATTAGTAGATTTTGAATATTCAGAAACAATGGCACGATTCAAGATGATCCACGAAATGGAAAGTCGAGGAATGAAAGGAAAGTTTAATGGCTGCGGACCAAACGGAAAACCCAAACACTATAAATTTAGAACAAACCACATCATCCGAGGGACGGAAAGAGAGGAAGAGAAGATTGAATCGTCACAGAGTTATATCGAGATTCCAAGCTGCACTGAATACAATTTGTACAAAGGTTTATCATCGGCTAGTGTGGACTACGATAGACTTCTGAGGTTTTTGTGAGGCAGAGAACGCACGTCGCCGGCATTATCCCCTTGGCTAACATGCCCACAGGGCACAATTTAGACTTGCCGTCCTGCATGCTGCCAGTTGACGAGGGGTTTACGGCTATTCAAAAGTCTGTTTTTGAATGTGCCATCGCCGGCTGCAAGACCATATGGATTGTAGCCAACCAAGATCTGGCTCCCATTATACGCAAGTGTGTGGGCGACTGGGTACATGATCCCGTTTACTATAATCGAACAAAAGTTAAATTCTACAAAGAAGTACGCCGAGAGATACCTATTTATTACGTACCGATTAATTATCGTGACCACGACCGCCGTGATTCTTACGGGTGGTCAGTTCTACATGGAGTAAACTCAGCATGGTGGGTGGCAAACAAGATTTCCAAATGGCTCGTCCCAGAGAAGTATTTTGTTTCGTTCCCCATGAGCGCGCATGACATTTATTCACTGAGAGAATACAGAAGAGAGATTGCCAACCCAAAGGTTAATTTCTTTTTAACTTATAACGACAAGAACGTGAAAGGGCAGCTACCTTTGTCCTTCACAATGACAGGAGAAGATTTTATACAATGTCGAAGAAAAATAAACCAACTAACAACGCGGGAGTTTTTACCACCGTCCCCGGGAGAAAAGTACCCATCAAAACGCCTCCCTCTAGCAGAGAGGTGGTCCGCAAAAAACTTCAATTTCAATCAGGTTTTTAGTGAAGTAAACGAAATAGATTCTCACTCTGTTGAGTTGGAGTGGGCATATGACATGTCTACTTGGGAAGGTTATAGGGCCTTCCTCGGTTCCGAGAAAGTTATAGAAAAACCATATAAGGGGTTGACAGGGCCCCACAAACATGCTACATTAGTAGAGTAAATAAAACAGGAGGGTGTTTTGGATAGAACCACATCCAAGATTAAATTTGTAGGCCTGCACGCGCATAGTGTGGCGGGTTCTATTTTCGACGCACTGGGGTATCCCCAAGCACACATGGACTATGCTTATGAGAATGGGGGTGATGCACTGGCGCTGACCGATCATGGGAACATGAATGGGCTAGCGTATCAAGTCTTGCATGCACGCAAGATGCAGGAGGAGGGGAAGGACTTTAAGCCCATCTTTGGGTGCGAGGCATACTTTCTACCGTCTCTGGATGACTGGCGCGACGAGTATACCACCGTCATGGAAGACAAGAAGCGCGCCCGCAGCGCTAAGAAAGACGAGCAGTCCGGAGCCACCGTTGAGAACGAAGGTGATAGCAAGCGGGTGCAAGATCTGCTTCGCCGGCGACGCCATCTGATTCTTCTAGTTCAAAACCAGACAGGCCTCAACAACCTGTTCAAGCTTATTTCCGAGTCTTACCAGCCGGAGAACTATTACCGATATCCACGCATTGATTATGCGCTACTTGAGAAGTACAACGAAGGCATCATCGCCGCGTCTGCTTGTCTCGGCGGCGTGTATGCTGGCAACTACTGGGAGAACCGCGACGCTGGTGACCCTGCGGTGCTCGATGCAATGCGTGAGACGACTGAAAAGATGGTGAGTATCTTCGGGGACCGCTGGTATGCAGAGCTTCAGTGGAACAACATCCCTGAACAACACGCCCTCAATCAACACATCATCACAGTTGCCAAAGAGTTTGGCGTTGGCCTGATTTCTACAGCTGACAGCCATTACCCCAACCCTGACGCGTGGAAGGACCGGGAGCTTTACAAGCGTCTTGGCTGGCTTGGCAAAGGCGCCCCAGAGTGGGCCAAAGACAATGACCTTCCAGTCGATGTAGACGAGATTGGGTACGAATTGTATCCCAAGAACGGCGATCAGATGTGGGAGAGCTATAAGAAGTATTCCGAGGGATATGATTACGACGATCAACTGGTCCTCGATTCAATCCAGCAGACACATACGATTGCCCATGAGCGCATCGACAGGTTCTTACCTGACAATACTGTGCGCTTGCCATCGTTTGTGGTGCCAGCCGGATTCACAGACACCGAAGCTTTGATTAACCTTTCGTTAGAAGGCTTGAGAGAAGCGGGATTACACGAAAATCAAGAGTATATGGATCGCCTCAACCATGAGTTGCACGTCATCGATGACCGAGGATTCAGCAAATACTTCCTGACAATGAAAGCAATCTCCGATGTGGCGAACAGCATGATGCTCGCAGGCCCGGGCCGCGGCTCGGCCGCCGGCTCGCTAGTGGCGTACGCTCTTGGCATTACACAGATAGATCCGATCAAGTACAACTTGCTGTTCTCTCGGTTCTTGCGTTCCGACGCCACCGACTATCCTGATATCGATTATGATGTGTCAGATAGCATGGTGTTGAAGGAGAAGCTAGTTGAGATGTGGGGCGAAGATACAGTAGCTCCGATCTCTAACTGGAATACTTTGCAGCTTCGTTCCTTGATCAAGGATATCTCTAAGCTTTACGGGGTCCCATTTACGGAGGCCAACACGGTAACAAGCGTCATGATGCGCGAGGCCACACCGCTTGCCAAGCAGAAGCATGGTATCAAGGCCGGCGTATATGCGCCAACGTGGGAGGAGGTTATGGAATACTCCTCTTCGCTGCAGCTATACCTTGCTAAGTATCCTGCCGTCAAGTCTCACGTAGAGGGTCTGGTGGGTCAGGTGCGTAGCTGCTCGCGTCACGCTGGCGGCGTGGTGGTTGCTGAGAACCTTGACAACTACATGCCACTGATTAACTCCGGCGGCGTGCGACAGACGCCATGGTCCGAGGGTCAGAACGTTCGACACCTTGAGCCAATGGGCTTCATTAAGTTCGACTTGCTTGGACTCTCAACACTTAAGATGATGGAGGGTTGCATTGAGCACATCCTGCGCCGCCATCACGGTGTCGAGAACCCAACATTCAACGACGTAAAGAGGTATTATGACGAAACCATCCACCCCGATGTAGTCGATCTTGAAGACAAAAAGGTTTACAAGAACACATTCCATCGAGGAAAGTGGGCTGGAATCTTCCAGTTTACTGAGACAGGCGCACAGAACTTCTGCAAGAGAGTGAAGCCGAATAATATCATTGATATCTCAGCCATCACATCCATCTATCGTCCCGGCCCATTGTCAGCGGATGTGCACGAGGAATACATTGAGGCGATGGGACACCCCCACCGCATCCAATACCTTTCAGAGGATGCCAGAGAGATTACCGAAGAGACATTCGGATTCCTAATCTTTCAAGAGCAGATCGCACTGCTCGCTCACAAACTAGGCGGCCTTACGCTTGACGAAGGAAACAAGCTTCGGAAGGTGCTGACCAAGAAGGGCACTGGCAAGGGCGGCATTAAAACAAAACTTCGCATTAAGTTTGTGGAAGGTTGTGTAGAGAAGGGAATCGATAAGGACGCGGCGATTGGTCTGTGGAACAAGTTCGAATTCTTCTCTGGCTACGGCTTCAACAAGTCACATGCAGTTTCATACAGTATGATTTCTTATCAATGTGCGTGGCTCTGGACTTATTACCCGGCTGAGTGGATGGCTGCGTTCTTAGACAAGGAGCCAGAGACTCGCAAAGAGAAGGCTATTAACATTGCCAAGCAGTTTGGATTCAAGATCGCAGCACTGGACATCAATAAGTCGGGTACCGTATGGGAGATTAGTGACGATGGGAAAACCCTCATCCAACCTCTCACCTCCATTAAGGGTTTGGGCATGTCAGCCATTGAGCAGATTCTGTGCAATCGACCGTTCACCAACGCCGAGGATCTTTTGTTTCGAGAAGAGGTGGTCTATAGCAAGCTGAACAAGAAGGCGCTGGATGCGATGTGTCGCGCCGGCGCGCTGGACCATATTGTAGATGATCGATTCACCGGCCGTAAACATTTTTGGTCTGCGTGCGTTGTGGATAGGCCAAAAAACCTTAAGCGACTGGGCGAGAATATAGAAACCTTCAGACCAGAGGGAGACTTCAGTGAGGAGGAGATCATACAGTTTAAGTCAGACCTAACTGGTGTCTTCCCACTTAACTTGGTGATCAAACAAGCCACAGTTGAGCGCCTCAAAGAAAAGGGCGTCCCACCTATCTCTGAGTTCGATCCGGATCTTTTCTTGTGCTGGTTTATTCCTCGCAAGATCGTGCCAAAGAAGACGAAGAACGGTAAGCTTTACTGGATCGTAGAGGTCATTGATTCAAATAATCAGTCAACAAAGATTAGGTGTTGGGGGATTAAACCTGATAAAGATCGTATTTACTTAAACCGACCTTACATGGCGCGGCTGAAATATGATGAACAGTGGGGATTCTCCACTTATGCTGTGGGGAAGACGTTTAAACAATTGGGGTAAGTAGCATGAGAATAATGAAGTTCTTTAGTCCGCTCTTGAAAGAGAAAGAGTTAATCGACGACCTTCCGGTAGTCATTAGAGTTAGAAAGTTTGACGAAAGCGCCGCGAATGAATTTTGTACCAAGATGAACAAAGCCCAAAACACGGGCCAACCAATTGTTCCGGTTGTTATCGACAGCTACGGAGGTCAAGTATACAGCCTGATGTCCATGATATCTGATATTAACCATTCCAACATACCAGTCGCCACCATCGTGCAAGGAAAAGCCATGTCATGCGGTGCGATCTTATTCAGCTTTGGCACCGAGGGGCATCGCTACATGGACCCCGATGCTACGCTCATGATTCACGACGTCAGTTCGATGGGGTGGGGAAAGGTAGAAGAGATTAAAGCATCCGCTGAAGAAACCGATCGGCTGAACCAGAAGATTTATTCTATGATGGCGGAAAATTGCGGAAAGCATAAGGAATATTTTTTGGATATCGTGCACGATAAGGGGCACTCTGACTGGTTCCTAGATATCGATGATGCGCGCCGCCACAACCTTGTTAACCACGCACACATACCAACATTAAAAATTACAGCCAGTGTTAAGTTTGACTTCAAGTAAGACATAGTTACTGCAGCGAGGTAATAATGTGTCTGCTTCACAAAAACTCAGATGGCGTAAGATTGTCAACCAACTACGATACATGCACGAAGAATTGAAAATCGTGCAACAAATTAGCGAAGAGATGGGCCCAGCATTCCAAGAGCACTATGAAGATTTTTGTAGACGTCACCGGGTGGACATCGAGGAGCTTAACAGAAGCAGCGCCCAACATCGCGATAGAGCCTTCGCAGAACACGCAGAACACCTTCACAAGACGGGCAAAAGAAAGACTTCCGACTACTCTGGCTCAGCGGAAATGATCTTGTATGAAGGAAATGCCAATTCAGAGCAGCCGGAAGTAAAGATAATTGATTCTCCCACCACCAGTGCTGACGAGAAGGAGATGCATGAGGTTTTTACCAAGTTGTTTAAAAGGTTAGCACAAAAACTTCACCCCGATAAAGTGGAGACTGCAGATTTAACCGAGGAAGAGAAGAGAGAATACGAAGCTATGTTCACCAAGGCAAAGACCGCACTCGAAGAAGCTCAATACTTTCTGTTAATAGATTATGCTGAAAAGCTTCGGATACCACTGCCCAAAAACTATCGCCAGCAGGTGAAGTGGATGAAAAGAGAGGCAGATGTGCTCCAAAACCTAATCGCAACTCAGATGCAAAGCTACAATTATATGTTTGCAGACCGCGAGGACGTCGTGAGCAAAGACAATTTGATCAAACAGTTTATTTTTCAACTGTTTGGCGAAAGAATTTTATAGAAAATCATTGACATCCGACTGAAAGTTTGTTAATATAATAGAGAATAAAAGGAGGGCTTAATGGCCAACACACATGAAGAGAAGAGGCGTTACGTGAAGGAGTATATTCGTTCACTTAAAGCTATTGAGGATGCTATGGAACCATACCGAGAACAAAAGCGTGATTTACGCAAGGAGTTCAAGGAGAATTCATGGCTTAATACAGACGAGATCCGGGCAGCTGTCAAAGCATACCGCCTGTTTCAAGGTAAATACAATATTGATGAGGTTGTAGATTATTTCAACACCCTCTCTGGTACTGATGCCAAGGGAGAGAGTAAATGATTTTAGAGTTTCAGAAAACACATGATGCCGCCCGAACCCCCGAGCGAGCTAATCCATCGGACGCCGGCCTCGATGTGTTTTATTCCCCACTCGGCACCAAATCGTTGCCCGGGGTATACGTTGCACCCAGCGAATCAGTTATTCTGCCCACGGGCCTCAAGTTTGGTGTTCCTCATGGCTATATGCTAGAGGTCAAGAATCGCTCTGGCAACGCAGCTAAGAAGAGCTTGCTTGTAGGCGCCTGCGTGATTGATTCAGGCTATGAAGGAGAGGTATTCATCAACTTGCACAACGTCGGCAGAAAGCCCCAGTATGTCCACCCGGGAGATAAAATTGCACAGGTGGTACTTATCCCGGTTGTGCATTTTAGACCGTCTGAGACGATAGGGAGCCTATACGATTACCCTATGACTATTAGCAACAGAGGCGCTGGATCCTTGGGGAGCACTGATGGATAAATCAACACAAGGCACAATGTTTAGCTCAAAATCACTAGAGTGGGCGACGCCCCAACATTTCTTTGACCAGTTAGAAGAGGCATTCGGGGAATTTACATTAGACCCCTGCACCAATGACTCAAACTACAAGGTTAAGAACAGGTTTACAGAAGTAGACGATGGACTTAAGCAAGATTGGTCCGGAAACAACGTGTTTATGAACCCGCCCTATGGCCGTGTGATTAAGCACTGGATCAAGAAAGCCTACGAAGAGGGCCAGAAAGAGGAGACAACAGTTGTTGCGCTCATCCCAGCGCGCACAGACACAAGATATTGGCATGATTATGTTATGAAAGCCCATGCGATCTACTTTGTGAAGGGCCGACTTAAGTTTGGCAACGGGGAGAACAGCGCGCCATTTCCATCAGCGGTGATAGTATTCAAGAAGGAGAAGATCGAGAGGGAAATGCCACAATTGGGAGTGATGACGGTCAAGTGAACAGAAAACAAAAGAGAGACGTAGAGCGGAAGCGCCGCAAAGGGGACACCCAACAAGCTATGGCCGATCAAGTCCAGCTGTTTGGCAGTCTGCCCGAGCAATGTAGCGCATGTCAGAAACCATTTGACAAGAAGGACCGAGATATGGTATCCTCATGGAACGTGGTAGTAAAACAAAAGACCGTACGTCTTTTCTGCCCCGGTTGCATTGATAAAACGAAGGAGGTTATAAAAAACTATGAGCAAGAAATTTCAAAAGACGCCGATCAATAGGCCCTTGACCCCTTCCCAGACCCACGATGTCTGGGAGGTACCAGAGTCCGAAGATATTACCGAAGAGGTGGCGAGCATCCTCAAGACGTTTGGCCTCGACACAGAAGAGGTCGAGCGCGCCTACACTGGTTCCGAAAAACAGGAGAGTAAAGATGGCTGAAAGATTGAGCAGGAAGGCCCTGCAATTGCTCCTCTCAGGAAGAGTAAAAGAAGAAGCCACCTTGGCGGTTAAATTTTATAGCAATGGCTGCCATTATTGCCACTCTCTAAAGGACAAATACGAAGAACTATCGGAAGAGTTTGAAGAGGATGTGTTCTTTTACGCCTTTAACGTTGAGGATTATCCCGAGATTGAGAATATTCTAAACTTCAGAGGAGTCCCGGCGATTTGTTTTATGAAGGTGGGCAACAACCCCCGCATTCGTCTGATGTCTGAGCCAGAGGAACCGAATGATGACACATGGTATGAGGTCTCAGACATTAGAAAATTCATCGAAGATCAAAGGAGAAAATCAAAATGAATATTAAACTTTATACGGCCGCACGCGCCGCACTGCAGGCAAAGGCTGTCGAATCTTTGGCCCTTATAGATGTGCTGCTCAACAACCCTACGATGGTCCCCGACCATTCAAGCTTGGTTGATGAGATAACAAAGCACGCCAGACTGCTAGCTGAATACGAGGGCGCCATGATCACATTGGAGCAATACTTTGGCAAGAAACCAGCGCCCAAGCCCAAGGCACCTGCGGCCCCACCGACACCGGCCCCCACAACGCCTTCCGGGGAAGGGCCTTCCGTCACCGAAGAGCAGCTATCGGCCCGCTCAACAGCGTATAGAAACTCGCCACCGGGCAAAAAGAAGGCCGCATCAACAGCCAAGAAGAGGAGCACGAAGAAGAATGATTAAGAAAGGGCTGTCATATGATGATGTGTTACTAATACCTCAGTATTCCGAGATTGAATCTCGCTCTGACATCGATATTAGCACCGACATGGGGAAGGGTCTTGATTTAAGCTTCCCCCTTCTGGCCTCTCCTATGGATACTGTATCCGAATCGTCTATGGCCATTGCCATGCAAGAAGCCGGCGGCTCAGCGGTGATTCACCGATACAATTCTATTGAGGAGCAGACAAGACAAGTTAAGATAACCAAGACAATGTGTAACGATAAGTATGGATATCGGGTGAATATTGGCGCTGCCATCGGCATCTCCGGCGATTATCTGGAGCGTGCTCAAGCCTTGAGGGCTCAACATGTGAGTTTCATTTGCGTAGATGTGGCCCATGGCCACCATGTATTAATGAAAAGGGCCCTGTATGCGCTGCGCAAGGTGCTCGGTGAGCATTTTCACATCATGGCTGGAAATGTGGCCACCCTTGACGGTATCAATGACTTAGCCGACTGGGGCGCCAACTCTGCTCGTTGCAACATCGGCGGAGGATCGATATGTTCAACACGGATTCAAACCGGCCACGGACTACCCGGCCTGCAGACAGTTATAGATTGTGCGTTGACCGACAGGGACATAAAAATCGTTGCCGACGGAGGCATCCGCACCAGCGGAGACATTGTCAAGGCTTTAGCCGCCGGTGCAGACGCGGTGATGTGCGGCTCTCTGTTCGCTGGCACCGATGAGGCGCCCGGAGATATCTATCAAGATATCGATGGTGCTCGTTGGAAGTCTTACCGAGGTATGGCCAGCAAAGAAGCCCAGATCAACTGGCGCGGCCGCTATAGTTCACATGAGGGCGTAGCAACGCGCATACCTTATCGAGGTCCGGTAGGTGATATCCTGCGAGATTTAGAGACTGGAATCCGGTCTGGTTTTAGCTACTCGGGCGCCAAGGATCTTGACAGTCTTCACAGTCGTGCAAAATTTGCGGCGCAGACTACGTCGGGACTATCCGAAAGCCATACTCACATTGTAGGAAGGAAGTGGTAATATGTCTGCCGAAGAATATGGAAAGATGACTAAGCGTATAGTGTTCACAGAGAACGATCATCGCCACGCACAATTTGTGCTGAAGCTCAAATACCTGCGGATAACGCAGGCGGCCTTTTTCCGACATGTGGTAAGTGGCCTTATAAACGATGACCCCCGCATCACGGAATATGCGAATGACATTTCTTTCAAATCAAAAGTTAAGCGCACCAACTCCGAAAAACTCGAAAAAATCGGAGCCCAAAAAATCCGAGATTTTGGGCTTTCGGAAGATGACGTGGACAACATCTTCGATTTAATTGAACAAACGGGCCCCGACCTATGAGAAATTATGATGGCCTAAGAGAATGCTCCCGCGAGTGCATGCGCAAGGAAAGCAACTGCCGCGAAACAGGTTGCAAATATTGGATAGACTTTCCAGATGATCGCAACTGCACTTTGGTTGCTATCTACGAACACGGGAAGATGACCTTACGGCAAGTAGCGGAGCGTTTGGGGATTTCTTTTGCGAGAGTTAAACAGATAGAGTCTCAAGCACTAGTTAGAATTAAGAAACGCTGTATCAATAAAGGCATAACTTTTTAAGGTATTTACCCAATTGCAACACTATTTACAGATGAGTTTTTATTTAAAGGAGAAATATAATGGCTCGTAAGACACTTTTAAACGAAGCGGAGATTCGCCGCTTTATGAAACTGGCCAACATGGGACCCCTTGGCAATGAAAAAATGGAGGGGATGTACCCCGGAGCCCGCGACGATGAGCTTGAGGCTACAGAAGATGAGCTTGGCGGCATGGATGCCGTGGCTGACAGCGAAGGCGACGAGATCGACGACCTTGAGGGAGACCTCGGGGCTGCAGATGACGAGCTAGCCGTTGACGACGCTGCCATGGATGACATGGGCGCCGGCGATGGCCTGATGGTTTCCGTTGATGATTTCATGGCTGCCTTTGAGGTAGCTTTGAAAGATGTTACAGGAGAAGAGGTCGACAGTACAATTGATCTCGAAGGTGAAGGCGCACTAGATGACGCCGATCCCGAGGGCCTAGAGGGAGGTGATGTTTCACTAGATGGCCCAGAGGCAGAGCCTGTACCCGACGTCGATCCCGGCGCAATGGAAGATGAGCTGGCCATGCAGGAGCAAATCGTGAACAAGGTAGCTGCCCGCGTGGCAAAGCGCCTTGTAAAAGAGAACCGCAAGGTTGCCATGACCGATGAACTTACTGAGAGAATCTTCAAGAGATTAACGCAGAGAAGCAAATAATTGTTGACATAAGTCTTGCGAGCAGTTATAATATAACCACTGGGACGATCCCGGTGGTTATTTGTTTGAGGGGAAAATAATGAATGAGCAGTGGCTCTTACACATATTAGTATTTATTTTTGGCTATGTTACATGCCGCACTTTCTATTTTTTGGGCGCCGCCCGGGATAGTGTTAAAATAGTACAATTTGCACAAACCATCGGACTATTTATTATAGCCCGTGGCATCGAGAACCTTCAGTGGTCACGCCAGTATCGGCTTGGTCTGATGAATGAGGCCGGAGCACCGGAGCGCGATATAAAAGCTTTTAAACTTCACCATGATGAAGAAGAGAGGCTTTATAAGGTTAATTCGATCCAGAGCATTATTGAGGTAACTGGCGAGTTCTTCTCGCCCGTGACGCAGTTTGATGACTGGAAAAGTGCAATGAAGTATATTGACTCTAATAAAAAAGAATTATTTAAATTTTTACGGAGAGACTGAAATGATAAGAAAAATAAAAAAACTGTTAGAAGAGATAGTTGATAGCGCCGGCGAGCCCGGCATCAGTTTAGCTGATTTGGCCTCGGCCGCCTCTGATAGAGAGCCAGACATGCGAATTGTCGGCCTCTTTACCGAAGTGGTTGACGAGAAAGTTGCAGAGATTGTTCATGCCATGTTGTATATGAACGAACTCAACAAGGGGGTTGAGGATCCCGCAGACAAGAGGGACATCGAGTTTTATCTCTCCACCTATGGAGGATCCGCTGACGATATGTTCGCGTTATATGATATGATGAAGGTGATTCAACAAACGACCGATATAAGCACCATTGGAATGGGCAAGGTTATGTCAGCCGGCGTTCTTATTTTGGCCGGCGGCACGCAGGGTAAACGAAAGATCGGGCGCAACTGCCGGGTTATGCTGCATTCTGTAGTCGCAGGTAATCAAGGTTCGCTCCACAACCTCATGAACGAGATGGAGGCCATTCAAGACCTGCAAGAAATGTATATAGATCGCTTGGTAGAGGAAACAAAAATGACCAAAAAGCAACTCAAAAAAATGTTGGAACAAAAGGTAAACATCTATTTATCAGCAGAGCAAGCAGTTGAGTATGGCATAGCCGACGAAATTATATGAGGAAAACAAATGTCTGATTTAAATGAGATTCTCCAAGCAGAGTACAAGAAAGCAAAGAACACAATCACAGCACGGTCTTTAGTTGAAATGATCGATGAGGCGCTGGGGGAGTTCTCTCGCGTACTCCGACAGCCCATAGAGGAGTCAGAAGAAAAGCCCAAGATTCGAACTTACCACATCTCCGAGATCCCAATGATCCCAATCTCAGAACTCGGATGGGCGAATGCGGATGACGATGCCCTATCGGATGATCCAAACGCACCGCCATCACAACGTCGAGGCCTTGAACAATATCTAAGCAAGATCCCCGGCTCAGGGTTTGAGGACAAACTTAATGCAGTCTCTCGTATTATGGCCGATGGCATTAATTCAATTCCGAAAGACAATCCCAAAGAGTTCATCCAACAGGCCATGGCCTATTTGGTCTTTTATAAAACTCTGACAATGGCGATTACCAATTTTAACGCATCTGCGGCTGGCTTCAACTTTGAGGCATTTCTTGCTGCATTGATGCAAGGAAGGCAAATCCCAGCCGGCGGTGCCAAGACTATTGCGGATATCACAGCAAACGTTGACGGGGAAAGAATTCCAGTTAGTCTTAAACTGTATACCGACAAGGGACTGGAGGTTGGAGGTAGCTTCTTCGATCTGTGTAATGACATGCTTGAGCCGAATGGCGAGTGGGCTGCATGGACAAAAGCGAACCCCGAGTTTGAAGGTGGTGCCATGAGATATATAGCGTGTACCAAGATCTTGGCAGGCGATGGTGTTGAGCAGGAAGGCCATATTGATTTTTATCAGTTCGATATCACACGCAAAAATCTATTTGAATTGTTATCGGTAACAGACGCCGGCCGAAAAGCCACATTGTCGAACACGACTTTCATGGCAGCTTTAACTGAATATATGAATACCGGTGAACAAACCGACGCGCTTAATTGGGCAGCGAACATTCCAGCCCGCAGTGACACCAGCAACTCCGCAGAGATATCCAGCCTGTGGGCCGACTACCTCTCTAAAACAGACCTGTCTTCTCTCAGAAAAGCAGGGGTCGACCAAGAACAAGAGAAAGCAATTCTTAACACACTGGTTAAAGTGTATACAGACAGCATAGAGGCGACCCAAAACGCCAACACGCTTCTTGCAGATGGTCCTTTAGGAGAGCAGATTGCATTAGCTCTCAATAGCAACCCTTCGAAAGAGGACAAAGCTATGGCTAGAGGCATTAGAAATCAGATTGTTAAACCTCTTTTTATGCAATTTAAGAAAGAAGTTATAAGAACCCGCGATGCCCGCGCTCAATTCCTCGACAAGTCAGGCGAATGGGTCACGGGTGCACCGGTGGTAGAGTGGTACAACTCTTTAACACCCGAACTTAAAGCCATGGCAATCAAGAATACTAAAGGATATCTAACTCACTCTCACTGGGTATTGTCAAGAGGTGCGACAATTAAGCTCGGCGGAGGTGCACCATTCGCTAAATTAGAGATTGGTGCCGCAGCAGTTATGAGGGTGCTAGAAACAGCCCGCGGGGAACTTATGGACGAAGTATTTGGAATCTTTGATCAGGTATCAGCGATGTCTGACAGCCTTAATGCATTTTTCGCTAATGGCCTCAGCGAGCCAGACGAAGCAAAGGTCGCCGCAACTGCAGCGGATAAGGTTGGCACCGACACAAGAAAAATTGCAGATGTTGATGAATAAATCCCTTGACATTATTATGACGAGCGGTTATAATAGATACATAACTCAAACTCAGAGGTATTAATGAGCAGAAATTATGAGAGCAAAGAGGCGCTTCAGCGAAAGATCATCGAGGGGGCCAACATCTTAGCGGACAATGTTGCGTCGACGTTAGGGCCCAAGGGGAGAAACGTCTTATTACAAGAGAAGGGAAAGCCTCCATTTATCACAAAGGATGGTGTCACCGTCGCACACTTTGTGGCGCTTGACGACCCCTTCGAGAACGCCGGCGCCCAAGTAATCAAGCAGGCTGCTGTCCAAACGAATAGTGACGCTGGAGACGGAACGACCACCGCCACCGTATTAGCCCGTGCAATCTTGCGAGAAGCCCAGCGGTACATATTGGCTGGGATATCCCCCACCGAATTACAGCGCGGCTTGAGTGTCGCCACAAGCGAGGTGGTGTCGAGCCTAAAGAGCGCCAGCCGCCCAGTTAAAAGCATTGAAGACATTCGCCACATTGCAACTATTTCGGCTAACAACGACGAAAAGATCGGCCAGCTTATCGCATCTGCAGTAGACAAAGTGGGCCAAGACGGCTCCATCACGATTGAAGAGTCACGCTCTCTCGAGACATCTTTGGATGTGACCGAGGGGTTCCGGCTAGATGCCGGCTACTGCGCCGGCGCATTTGTCACCGATGAACGAAGGGCTACAATGTATCATGATGATCCGTTGTTTTTAGTAACGGACTATAAGATCAATGCAGTTGACCAAATCCTCCCCATCCTTGAGATGGTTGCAAGGGAAGGCCGCCCATTGGTGGTGGTGTCTGAAGACATTGAAGGCCAAGCATTAGCCGCCCTGATTATGAATGCGATGCGAGGCACCATGAAGATCGCAGCTATTAAGGCTCCGAGATATGGTGAAGACCGACGCAATACCATGCAGGACTTGGCGCTTTCTGTGGGCGCCACCTTTGTTACTCGCGAAGGTGGTCTAAAGCTCCAAGAAGTAAAGATGGGCCATCTGGGATCTGCCAAGTTTGTGGAGAGCACCAAGTATGTGACGACTGTGGTTGGCGGCAACGGCGCCTTCGAAAAGATCGAAGAGCAGATAGCCCAACTGAAGGCGCTCATCGAACAAACCGACTCGTTGCAAATATGCGAACAGATTCAAGATCGCATCGTCAGGCTTTCGGCCGGAGTCGCCATCATTCGTGTCGGAGGCGCCACTGAGATTGAAATGATTGAAAAGAAACACAGAGTTGAAGATGCACTAGAAGCGGTTCGTTCTGCCCAAGAAGAAGGCATCGTCGGTGGCGGTGGCACGGCGTTACTGCGCGCATCATCTTCCATGGTGATGTCAGTCAAGAGCAGCGACCAAGCCATGGCCGGAGGAATTATTCAAGAGGCGTGTAAAGAACCCATCCGACAGATGGCCTTGAATGCCGGGATCTCTCCCGACCTTGTTGTGAAAGATGTGTTGGCGGCCGATCGCAATAGTGGCTGGGACTTTCGCAGTGGCCAGATAGTAAACCTACACGACGCAGGAATTTTAGATCCAGTTAAGGTGACGCGTCACGCACTTCAAAATGCAGTAAGTTGTGCTGGGACGTTAATAACTACTAATTATGGTATTATTCAAACGGAGTGAACAAATGATACGCAAATTTAACGAGGGAGATCTGGTATATATTCCACAGGCAGTCATGCTGTGGTCGGATACAACCCAGAGCGCCTCGCCTTATATGAAGACGGAAAAGCCAATTACAGGTGTGTGCCTAGGAGGGATAGCAGAATTGAACACAAAGACTAATGATCGCCTCATTCAGATTTACACGAAAGGGCAGGCATGGGCTGTGCACGAGAAAGATGTGTACCCGATGGCACCTCGCGAGGTACCGCGTGTTGGTTAGACTTACAGAAGTATGCATGAATGCCGCCGTGACGTTGCCCAATAACTATATTTTACGGGAAGTGTTTGTGAACCCCGAGCACGTTATTATGATACGAGAAGAGAAGAGAATCCAAGAGCTTAATGAGCAAGGGCTACTCAATGATGACCTTGACACAACACATCGATTTTCAAAACTAACAATCAACCGCGGCCATACGGGCACAGAGATTGTGGTGATTGGCGCCCCCGATACCGTTGAAACAAAACTTCAACAAAATTCTAAACAACTATTAAGAGGATAAAGATAATGGGAGAAAGAGTGAATTTGCAATATACAATCGAACTAGATGAACTGGGAACGGAGGTATCTCGACTGCTTGAGGCCGCCCACACCCAACTAAGCACTGTGATTGTTCCACAGCCGAATAGCGAATCAGAAGCGCTTTCGTTGGACACCTTGGAAAACGTTGACGACATCCGACAGAGGTTGGCTAAATTGGATTATTGTTTGCGTGATATCAACAATATTATCGGAGCGTATATCAATTATCGCACCGCGCTGTCTCAAGAGGGAGAGTCAGACAGCCCCCATGAGGATACAGTAGTCGATGAAAGCACCCCTCAAGAATAACACATCGTTTAGAAGCATAGCCGAAGTCAAGAGGATCATTCCTGCAGAAAGCAGCGTTAACTCGTTTTTGTTTTACAGCGGAGAAGTGGAGACCTCACTATGCAGCACGGGCCGAAAGGTGGCAGCCCACACTAATCGTTATGCAATCTATGAATTTTGGATGCACCTGTTGACCGACCGCCATAGTCTCGCAAGGGCCGCCGCTCACATCTATCCGACTATTGATGATAGTCAGTTTTATTTTTTGCAAGAAGACTGGAACACTTATAAAGACCCGAAGCTCCGTGCGGCTTTATTTTTTATTATGAACAGGTCTTCGTCAACGGGCTTGGTGACGTGCGGTGAATTATGTCGGGAAAATTTTAATCCTGCCTCCTTTGCGCTGCTAAAGAGATTCGATGTAGAAAACCTATACCCGGTGTTTGACCGAGAGGAAGACTTGGTGCAGAACATTAGGCATGCCGAGCCCGCAGACTACACGCTGTTGCCGGTAGGGAAGTATAATTTTAATCTTTTTGAGTACGGCAAAAGTCGAGGCGCAGACATTACGCCGGTCCACCACCGGGATTTGGCGCAGTTTGTGCACGAGAGTAAACAAAAAATTGTTCTTTTGTACAAAAAGCACCCCGCGTTATTCACTCTTTACGCCCGCCACAACATTAAGATGGTGGATACTCGCGGCCGCTTAACGGGCGACATGGAGAAGTGCGAGGAGGTGATAATTGCTAACTTCTAAATTGTTTTACGCATGCCTGCTCTTTACATTGGGTCAGGCGCTGGGCTGGTTCCACTTAAACTCTCAGTTTGTGTGGGAGTGGTGGAACAATAAGCCGATCGCTGCGTTAATTGTGTTCTCGCTGCCAGCCGGCCTATGTTTCTGGCTTGGCATTCAGATGGCGTACGCTGAGATGGGGGAGGTGTGGGGCCCCCGGTTTTTAATCTTCGCGTTATCCTACCTTACATTCCCGTTTTTGACATGGCACTTTTTAAATGAAAGTATGTTCACAGCAAAGACTATGGTCTGTGTTGTTTTGGCGTTTATTATAGCATTGATACAGTTACTATGGAGATGAAATGAGTAAAGATTGGGATGATATTAAATCTACGAAGGTGGAAAAGCCGTGGGGTTACGAGCTTCACTGGGCACAAACAGACAAATATGTGGGAAAGCTATTGTTTATTAAGGCCGGCCATCGTCTGTCCAAGCAGTACCACGAAGTTAAAGAGGAGACGGTCTTTGTCCTCAAGGGGACTTTGCACAACTATGACGAGGACGATAATGTTACAAAGTTTTACTGCGGGGATACACTTCACGTCACTCCGGGCCAAGTACACCGCTTTGGCGCCGGCGAATATAACGTTGAACTAATTGAAGTGAGCACTCCAGAGCTGGATGATGTTGTTAGATTAGAAGATGATTACGACCGGTGATAATCACCAAAAGCTAACTATTTATAGGATGGAGCACAATAAAGATGAAAATTGCCACTAGTCTTTGGTTTAAAAACCTCCGCGCAAACAAACCTTCTGCGCCATCGCCTCGCCATCGCCTCGATGAGATGTACAAAGAGACCGTTCAGATCGCTTATGATTATATGGCCGACCACGGCCAGCGGATCCAGAGCGAGTTTGATGATCTGTTTGATGGCAATCTCCGAGTGGCGATTCCACTGGTAGAAGGGGACACCAAGAATCTAATTGAAATTGTTGATGTCCTTAAGGCCGAAGATTGGCTGCCGGCACTGGAAGGGTCACGGTTTCAAACGAAACAAGTCAAGCAGAAAAAACGCCGCTTGGGCACTGGAGAGGAGTATGAAGAGGAAGTGGAGGTAGCTTCCTTAGATTTGGCGAAAACCTTTGACTTTACAATTCCCGCCGGCCCACGCAAGGGCGACGTAATCACAAAGACGAATCGAACCACAATGTCTCGGGCAATTGCCAAAGCAGTAAAGCATGGCCGTATGCGACGTGAACTTCTGGATTGGTGGCAGAAGAAACAAACCTTTTACACTAGAGATCCAGATGGCTGGGAGAGGATCCAAGAGGCTTTTGCCGGGAACATAGAAGGCGATGAATGGAGAATTATTCTCTCTCGCCACCCTGTCGACGTGCTGCGTATGAGCGACGTCAGCGACATTGCGTCATGCCACTCAGAAGGCGCAGAATATTTCAAATGTGCGGTCGAAGAGTCTAAAGGGAATGGCCTTATCGCCTATCTTGTAAAGACTGAAGAGCTTAATACGTTTTTGGCGGCTAGCCAAGGAACCCCCCTACAAAGAGCACAGCAGCTTCTTGTCCATACGCTCCAGAACGAGAAATATTTTGAGGTGGGGCATCAAAAGCTCAACGATACGGATGGATTGGAGATGTGGCTCGACCTCATTAAAACTGAGCTTTGGATCCGGCTGCCGGGCTCAAAATTGGCCGCTAGCGAGGAAGATTTGAGAGGGGCATTGGATTTAATTACAATAGAGATGGCCCGTGACGCTCTTCATGCCAAGATAGATAACAGAGTGTGGCCCGAAGCTGACGATTTGCCTCAACCCAAGCCTCTCGAAGATTTTGATCAAGAGGAGATTTTTAGAGATCCCGAACGCGATATTGGCGGGATCGGTGCCACATCTCGCGTGCGTCTTAGAAAGTTTTTTGACACCGCTAGCGGCGACTTTATTGCTGTGCCGGAGAGTCGCATTTACGGCCGACAGCTGGAGCGCTTTCGCCAAGCCGTACGAGAATGGTCATGGCTCGAGCAGAAAGAAATGTTCATTGACCCTGCGGATCCAGAACACTTAGAACTCCCAAGGCAGTCATACCTTGTGCGCTATGGGGGCTCATGGAGCGACAACCCAGATGGTGAAATCCTGAATAGATTTTTCTCTATGTCAGGCCACGTCATCGAGAGCTATCACGGCTCGACCACCCATGAACATGACGAAGGGGCGTCCGAGCGTGAGGCTTCATATAATGAGGCCCAAGCCGAGCTTGAAGAAACCCTCAATACGGCGGATAACATTGCGAACCATGTCTCTTTTGATGCCGAGCTTAACGAAGAGGATTGGGAGACTCATTATGTATATGGTGGTGCAAATGTGCCCTTTAGTTTTCCCGTCGACTATGCAGGGCCACTCGACCCCGAAGACCGAAACGGCTACCACTTCCCCCATGAAGAGGACGGCTATACCACGATACCGAACTCGATCAATTCCAATAGCAGCAATTACAGCTTGTTCAAGAGCACGGTATATGATGCCTTCGATGAAGGCGCCGAGCAACTTGAGTGGAGCGTGATTAGCCGCCCCGATCGACCGCCTCATAATTACGGCCACCAGCTTCGCCAGCCGGACCGCACCTATACAACGACGCTGGATCTCGATTTCCGGATCCCCTTTGAAGAAAACACCGTAGGAGAATATGAGTATTTTTCTCAGTACGTTATCGATGACATCGATGAGAAATATGACGCGATATATGAGAAGATCCGCCGCGCCTTAGTTGAGCAGGGTTTTCTGCCTGAAAACGACTTTGATCGTCTGGCCGCCGACATCCGCAGACAAGGCAACAAGTTAAAAACGTGGGAAGTTCTGGGCTTCGAGGAAGACGGGAGCTTGGACGATGATGGTGAGATTTGGTATCTCTTTAAACCCGATGGAGCGCAGCTTATTCCGCTGGGTGATTTGCCGCCAATTCTTGGGAACACCTTGGAAGCTGTAAGGCTTGTATTCGGGACGCCCGGGTCGATACTCCCCGGCTCCAACGGCCGGGAAATATATCCGGGTGTCCTATTCATGAATATTATGGGTGAAAAGCTTAAGCCCCTGCAAGATGCCGCAAATGGCTATGTAGAGTCACAAATAGAGCTTGACTTTGGGGACAAATACTCCCGCCCCTCTTACGAGGGCGTTGATTTTGGCCACGCCCAAGTGAGACTTGTGGCCAACTTTCGAAACCCCCGAGACGTCGCCACCGTCGAGATCAAAATGAAAGTGGTCATTGAGGCCTCCGCTGATGAAGAGGATATTACCGGCGCCTTAGAATTTATGCGATTTGTGGATCAGTATCCCAACCAGATCCGAAGTGCCCTCGTCAGTACTTATGGAGAGTTTGTGGACAATGCGATGGACAAGAAGAAAGAGAAGCACGAATCGATCATGGATGGCACTGTTATGGAGAAGGAAGTCGCCGCACTTAAATCTAAATATGCGGCCAACGCTGACAATGGCGATGCTTCTGCTGAACAGGCGATGCTGGTGGGGTTGTTTATTCAACAGAATTGGAGCGAGTTCAACCAGTTTGAGAAGTACGGCGCCATTGAGAATTACCTTGTCCCGCTCAGTGTCGGCTCCGCCCGGCCATATGGCATGTGGTCTAACGACACCAACACGCCCACGGCGTGGGACGGCATTATTCGTTCAAAGATGGCTCATGCAAAAGTCTCAAATGCCGGAAATTATTCGTTTGGTGGCGACTGGAGGCCCGGCCCAAATCGTCTCGCCATCTTCCAAAACAAAGCCAGCATGACTCCCGAGGAATCCGTCTTGGCGTTAAGAAAATACGACCAGATTAAAGACGAAGCAGTTAAAGCTGATGCATGGGCCGCAGTCATGGCCGGCGACAAAGATGGGTTTAATGATATCGTCAATAAGGAAATCGAGCGGATCCTCGATCAGGTGCTGGGCAACCAGCGAGGAACCCTTGGGGACCCGCAGCCCGCAGGAGGCCCCATCGTCAGAAATGCCCGAGGCCAAACAATGACAGAGAGCGCAGAACAACAGATTGAGAGAATAGATGGGATGCTAAACGAGCGCGACCCGATCGATCTTCGTATCTACAAGGTGGCGCTGGGCTGTGTTGTCGACACAAGCCGCGCCGGAAGAGATCAACAAATCGAGAACCAAATCCGCGGGATTAAAGAGGTGACCACGGTTCGTAACCTTGTCCAACTTGAGCGTGATGTCGGCAGAGATTCGATATATAGGGTGTATGAGATCAAATTTGAGTTGTCTGGCCAGCAGGCCCGCGATACTTATCGGGACGCAATATTGGTCCCCTCAATTGAAAAGGAGGTGACGGGTGTCACAGTGCGGGAGCGCGGCATGCCCGAGCTTGCCGACGCCCCATTGCGCGAGTGGGGCGGTCTGGGATACGCCGCCGGTACTCCCCAACAACACCTGCCCCAGATGGTCACGCCGAGAGTTACACTTGATTCCGTAGTGGAAGACTGGGCCGAGGGAGGCGTCCAAATTTATGATACCCCGCAGAACACCAACCAGATGCAGTATCACGTTATGATGCCGGTAAGTGAATTATGGCCGCATTGCGCTAGATATTACAGAGGAAACAAGACGGATTTTGATGGGAGATATAAACACTTTATTAAAAGCGGCGCCCAAATGCCGGTGTATGTCGCGCTGGGCCAAAATGGGAGAGTGAGAATTACAGGTGGAGAGGATTTAATATGGTTTGCGAAGAAGTCAGGTTTGGAGGAGCTGCCAGTATTCTTTAGCTATCAAAAACAAGTATAAGGACGCATATGAACCTGCTTAAGAAAATCGCTAGAACTCTCTTGGCACTATGTCTAGGATCCGCCATAGCGTGGTGTGTCTTTCATGCGTCCCGCACGTCTCTCACTCACTTATCGACCGTGGACGAGATAACTGATTATGACAATGTGGCCACAGCATTGCCCCCCAACGAGAGGAATACAGTTAAGAAATCTCGGAAGAGCACAGTACAAGTTTTGTCACTATCTTATGATGGCATGATAGCCTCATCGACTGGCACCTATATCAAGCATGCCGATCGGTATTTTATTTTTACTGTGGCTCACGGATTGGTCGGCCCCTGTGAGGTTACCAAGGTGTGGACACCGGAGGATGGCATTGTAGATTGTATAGGCATGTCAGCATATGATCCAGCGCTGGACTACGCGATAATGGAGGTCACCGAAATTCCATCACGCACTCCTATAAATATCCGCCGCAGCCTTCCCCGGCCTTCCGAGTGGAAAGCCGCCCTTTCCTCTCAAACGAGGGTTTATTATACGGGCTATCCGAATAGCACCGGCCCCCTTACTGTGCCGGGCATAATCGTAGGGTATGATAGCGCAGATTACATCTATTTATATTCATATGCCTTTAGCGGCGCCTCTGGCTCGGGGGTATTCACCGCTGATGGTAAGTTAATAGGATATTTATTGGCAATTGATGTAGGTGCGACAGAACTTGGAATCCAAGCATTAGAGAGTGTGGTCATTGTTGTGCCAGCTTTCAAGGTGGATTGGACTTCAATTATGAATTAAACTATGATAGAATGTAAAGGAAATCAGCAATGAGTGATAAGAAACCCAAAGATTGTTTAGGAGATTTAATGGAAAGACTTCAGAGTATGGAGAACAACATCGACATGTTAATGGAGTGTGTTGAAAAGCTAAGGAATGATTATGATGGTCCCGAGGAGTTGTGCCCTGACGAACTCGCAGCAGACAAAGCAGCAGCAAAAGCTATTGAAAGTATTTGTTTGGATGCGCTATTTGATGTCGAGCCCAAGGGAGACGCATAATGTCTAACGAAGACACCGAACAACTGGCTCCATCCACGGAGCCGGAAGACCTGAAGCCTAAGAAGCCGAGCAACCGAGCACCCGAAGGAATTAGAACCTTTACGGTATGCCGACAAAACGATGAAACCGGCATTTCAGGAGAGGGTGTTGTGATCGAAGGTGCGATGTTCGCCACTGGACACACCGTCATTCACTGGCTGACTCCGGCCCCCCGAGGATCTATTGCGTTTTTTGACGCTTTTGATGATTTCATCAAGATACACGTAACGTCTCATCCCGGCAATGGCACCATTATTACGTTTGAAGATGGCGAACAGACTATTTATGATGGAGAGCCGCCGCTATGAGTTGGGATGATTACATACAGAGCATCGAAGAAGCTAAGAAGTATCACAAGAAACGCGCCCGCAAGTCAGGCCCGGGCATAGAGCGTTCGCTGAAGTGGTTTTTAGACAAAGGCCCACAAAAAAAGGGAGGCTATCCAAAGAACCGCCGGCCTAATTTTCGCCGGAAGAAGTTTAACGACATTTCGGCCCCACCCGGCGCCCCCGGCGGCCTTGAGGAAGTAGAGCGCGAAAGCTTTACCTTGCACGATGAGCTACAGCCTGACATGTGGGAGGGAGACAAGCTCAACCAAGAGGTTGAAGCTCGATTGGTGGAGATAGCGCGAGACTTTATTGACACAATCGAAGAGTCTAAAGACATAGGCGCGCCAATTACGATTGAGGACATTCGACTTACCGGCTCGTTGGCCAACTATAACTGGTCAAGGTACTCGGACGTGGACCTACATATCGTTGTAGACTTCTCCAAAATTAATGAGGATACTGGACTAGTCAAAGCGTTTTTTGACGAGGTGAGGATGCGCTGGAACGACAAGCACGACATAAAGATTCACGGCTTTGAGGTTGAAATCTATGTGGAGAACGTGAACGAGGAACATAAGTCGTCCGGCATCTATTCTTTGGGTGCGGATTTGTGGAGTGCTGGTGATGACGCCGGCGAGCACTGGACTGACTGGCTTGTAAAGCCTACCCCCGGCGATGCACAGATTGATTTCGATACTGCCGAGAAGAAGGCAAAGGATTATGCTGAGCGCACTGAGTCCATCGAGAAAAATATGATTGGCAAGCGCAAGGATTATGAGCAGGCGATTCGCACCGTAGACAGAGTTAAACAAAAGATTCGAGACATGCGACAAGCCGGCCTTGAGTCGGAGGAGGCCGAATTCTCTGCGGAGAACATCGCTTTCAAAATGCTGCGCCGCGATGGTGTGCTTGAGCGCCTAAGCGCCGCTAAGCGCACTGCGTATGATCAACTTATGACCATGAAAGAGGAATAATGGAATTTATAGAAATTAACGAAGGTAAGTCAGTGTTCCCCGGTGAATACCTGCTGTATATCCCCCGCCAGAAAGTAGTTGTCTGCGGTGCTTTCAAACCCGCCGAAGGGCGGATCCGCGCTCTGGTCGATGGCCAACTTGTGGAAGACAAGATTTCTAACTTCAAAAAAATAAAACTTAATAGGGATGAACGCAAAGACCGAACAACCCGCAAGGGGTGTGGAGGTTGTAAGAGTCGATGAAACACAAAAGGTTCTTTAGAGAAGGCCCGTTTTTTGAAGCACACGAGAAGTTGGAAGAGTTCAGCAACTCTCTCTATGCGTCTTATGCCTTGTCCCAAACTATGGAAGAGTTTGCCAAACTAAAGGCTGAGTATTGTGTGGCCGTTTCATCTTCGATGGATGAGGCGGCTTTGAAGGCCAAAAGGATAGAGTTGAAATACTATGAGAGCGTCATTGATTTGACTGCCCATTCTATGGCGGCCTCTTTAGAAGAGGTTTCGCATGACTAAAATCTATATCTATTGTTTATTTGACAGGTGGGACGTTTTTTATGGGGTATATTCCTCGCTTAAAGCCGCCCATCGTGATGCCCTCAAGGTGGCGAACGTAGGCACCGCCGCCGTTTTTATGGAAACCGAACATGGCCCACAAAAACCTTCTCTCACACTTCTTAGAAATACTTTTAAGGGTCGCCATGATGTGTGGGTGAAGTACAGCGGCGGCACGAATAACGCAAAGATCCTTAAAACCAAACTGAAAGAGTAATTATCGGCCGCCGAATAATTATAATGTGGCGCCTAAAATACATAAAGGTTGTTTGGTACGATGGATAATCGACTACAAATTCTATGCGGCATCAGATCGGAGTGATGGCGTCACCCCTCAAGAGCCTATATATAATTATGGGGTTATCTTGGAGGTATCTCACGTAGACCCCAACGCGGTCGTCGTCATGTGCTACAAAGATGGAACATGGACGCTGCTTAATATGATTCACGATCAGTTCGAAATTTTGAGCGAGGGTATACGAGATGGGTAAAAAGTTTATATTAGGAGAGAAAGCACCTAAAGATGAGGCAGAAAAAGCTCTCCGAGTGCATGCCGCAGCAGCATGCGACTATCGGTTTACCGTGCGTTTTGAGAGCGATGATGGCGGGTCGATCATCTCGCTATATGTAGAGGTAGAGGAGCCCTCGCAGCCTCTTGATCCCGGTATTCGCGAGGCACTCGCAGAAACTAAATGGATGGGTTGGCGCTATTTAATCGTAAAGGT